TTAATTGGTATCGATCCACAGATCACCCGCCACGGGTGCCGATGGAGTTGTAGATTGAATATAAACCCTGCGTAACAATTCAAGCTCCGATTTCCGGGCCATTTCTGAATAAGAATTGACACCCGTGCCCACCGCCAGACGATCTTCATCTGTAATCAGGTAAGGTTCACCTGCCAGCAAACCTGAAGCTGCTTTTTGTGCTTCGAGGTTTGCTTTTGTGGTGCGAAGTATTTTGATCGTTTTACCCCTTGCCATTGATAAAGCTTAAAATGTTCCACCATCAATAATTGCAACATCAAGTGTTACGAATCCGTTACCGGCGTCTTTGGTCCAGCTCAGTGCGGTGGATACGCGCACTACACCATCGGTTCCGTTGGTTCCCCAGATATAACCCGAAGTACCTCCGGCAACTACGGCAACTTTTTCGTCTGATGATGCCGCCGGAATATTCAGCGCCGTTTTAAACGCATTAAATGTGATTTTCTTCTCCTTTTGCCCCGTTCCGTCGGCATCGTGAATCAGGATTAAATCGGCTGCACCATCCACCGCAGCAAGGGTTACAAGATCATCGACGGCCGGAACCACCGGCAATTTGGTGGTTGCATCGGTTGCAACATGCAGTGTGCCCCTGTCGGTGGTGATCATCGGTTCGCCAGCCAGCATTCCGGTTGTCGGCAAATTGGCTTTTAAGCCGCGTTTCAACTGCATTCTTTGAGTTCCCATTTTATTGTTTTTTAGTTAAACGTTCCGTAATCAATTGTATTCAGTTCAAGGTTTTCCCTTGCTTCATATTTCTTTTGGCCCGTGTCGAATTCAGCAAGGCGGGCTGCGATCGTCAGCACATCGTTTTGCCGGGTATTCCATTCGGCTTCAGTACCCGGATATCCGTACAGCTTTGCAATCTGATAAGCTGATAAACCCGGAATTCCTTCCACCTGATGGACATTGATAAGGATTGTTTGGGGAACAGTTGGTAAAACGACAACTGCCACTTCCTGTACCGTACTGCTCACCGCAATATTTACAATATGCTCACTCATTGCTTTTTGCGGGTTATTGCCGGACCGATTACCCATTTGCCCCCGATATAAGTCGCGCGGCGACCATCCCCGAAAACAATCAGTATATCATAGAGGTAGTTATCCGGTGTTACTTCAATGATCTGTGCAGGAAAACGGAAGGAAAAGGGCGATAAAATCTCCATTTCTCCGTTTTCGGTGGAGAATTCTGCGGCCACATTCAGCTCAGGTCTTTTGCGGAGCTGCAGGTAGAGCTTTGCATCGGTCAGCGAAAAAGGCGGTTCCTCCGGAAGGTTGAAAATAATCGCCTCGCAGGTATTCCCGAACAGGGCTTCCGGAAAATCATAGTTTTGAACAGTTGCTGCCATTACAGGTTCGCTTTTCCCGAAAAATAAGTTACCTTCGCGCCCTCCCAAAGGACAAAAAAATCACCCGTTTTTAAGTGCGAACAGTACCGCTTCAACAGATATATGACACCCTTCGCAGTAGTGAATCACCATTTCTGAGATCAGAACAGCCCTTCCGTCAAGTGCATAGACCTTTGCGGTGTCCAGTTTCTCCAGGTCCGGCTGAGGGATCAGCAATTTCGCATTTATTTTGTCCGCCCCCTCCAGAAAAGCGATCGTCTGTGCCCCTTTTAACCCCTCCCAGCAAAGCTCGAAAGACTGGTTCCCGAATGCAGTTCCGTCCACGTTCCTGTTCACAAAGTTGGCAAGCGGGTAATGATTCCCATTAAAAGTATACCCCGCCTCCACCTGGTCGGGGGCAATAGATGCCGGTACAAAACCGCGGTAGACCATCGGCCGGAAATCCTGCGTCCAAAGGTGGGAAGCCTTTTGCGTGTAAGGGACCAGCAGCGAAAAGTTGACCAATACCCGTTTCGTTCCCACGTATTGCTGGGTAATGGTCACCTCCTCGTGTTGAAGCTGTGTCGTTGTCATCATCGGATAGATCTTTGGTTCACGGGTGATATCCCCGTCACCTTCCCGGACACCCATCGCGGCATTTCCGATTAACTGCCACTGAAGGTTGTTTTCCGTCACTTCTGCCCTGTAATAAGCCCCCTCGGAAAGCACCCGGTAAACGGCACCGGCCTGACAGTTAAGCGGAAGGTCGCGCACCGTATAAACTTCTGCCGAATAAGCCTGATCGAGGTAATCGAACTCCCCTTCGCAGGATTTGTCGGAATCCGGCAGCTGGCAGGTCAGGTCAAAGCCGGCTTGCTTTTCATTAAAGACCACCTCGTAATCCCTTTCAAGATATTGTTTTAGCTCCCCTGCCGGTGCAGCCGTCACCACCTCGTCATCACCCAGGATCCGGACCGTCCGGGTACGCGCGTCAATAAACAGCGAAACGGGAAAATAGTCCTCAATTTCACGGATAAAATCGCCGATTGTCCAGTCTGGAAACAGGTAACGGATATCGAACGAGGCGCACACGCCGTAATTGGTGTTGTTGTAGAGCACAATGTTCCGCCGTTCGGCACTGACCGAAAACCAGTTCTCCGTCACCGTGTACTCTTTTAATGCAAAGAGCCGTTCCAGCGCACGGAAGATCCGCAGGAACGGTGTCCGGGGGCCGCCCACATCCATTGCAAACGTCTGCTGGTCGAAGCTCCACCGGTTGATCCAGGTATTCGTATCACCATTGTAGACCGGGAAGCAGATAAAGTCACCCCCTGAGAGCGTGGCCACCAATTTGTGCCTGCAGCTGCGCATCCGTCGGCTGAAAAGGCGGTGAGACCCCCGGAACAAAATCCTCGTAGCCAAAAACAAGCTCCCTGAGTTTCAGCTTTCCAAACCGGAACAGAAAATCATTCCGGCCCCCTTTTAACAGCAGGTGATAAGATTCATAGGTGGCGGATATGATTTCGATGGAGCCGCAAAGCTGTTCACGGCCATTCAGCAGGAAGCGGGCTTCAATCGGTTCTGCACGGCTGGCTGAAGCGATCCGGTATTGATAACCGAAGATCTTTTCATTCGGGATCCGGGGCACCGTCAGGTCGATGCTGAACGCCTCGGCACTGTGAAAGAGCGGGTTGTTACGGGAGATATCGATTACCGTATCCAGTGCCAGCGTCACCTTCCCACGGGGTGTAATAATTTCCTTCATAGATTCAGTGATTTGGCAAGGTTGGAAATTGTCTTCAGCGCATCCCCGACGGAACCCTCCCCACCGTAACCCGCTACTTTTGCCGTGATCGGGTTTTTAAGCCGTTCGTTTAGCAGGTTGATCGCCGCCAGCAGCTCCCGGTCATGCGAAACAACAACCGGTTCCACACGTGCGGGAACCGTTCTTACCGGAACCTCCGCCCCGTTTGGCTGCCCCGTATAACCACCCGCAAAAAACGATTTTGAACCGGAAGCCACCCTGAATGAAGGATTTAAATCCAATTTTGCGAGGGAATGGTTCTTCCGGGCCTGTTCAACGATTTCTATAAACGGCTGAAGCCGCGGGTTGTGTACCCCCTCCTGCGGAATAATGTACTCCTCCTTATGGACGATGCCGGCCGGCTGATACTTCCCGCCATCGCCCGTATAACCACCCACCGAATACCCCGGTTCTTTGGCTGCTGAACCGGCGGAAGGGGCATTGAACGAACCGATTGCCTGCGCAATCACGGACGCAATGCTCACGGCAGCACTCGCGGTATTGATGGCCACCCACGGCATACCTGCTGTTATAGGAGAAAAAGCAACCGCTTTTGCATTTGCAACAGCGGTATTAAAAACAATCTGGCCAATCGCGGAAGCCTGCTGCAACAAGAAAAAAGCCTTCCCAAGGGCGCTTTCCCGGCCGATCAGGTCGGAGAGTACCCCGAATCCATCCGAAGCTGCCCCCAGGATCGCATCACCGATTTGCTGTCTTTTATCCAGCTCTTCGGTTTTGATCGATACGATCGTATCTGAAAGCTTCCTTTCTGCCTGCGCCATCAAAGCGGCATTCCCTTTTGCAGAAACCATCTCCTGTGCGTAAGCCGCTTCCGCCAGCTCCTTTTGGGCAGCCCATTTTTCTTCATCCGTTTGGGAACTTGCCAGGTTATAAACAGCCTGCTCCATCTGGGCATTTACCTGACCGGCATAGGTCAGATTACCGATCGTCTTTTGATGCAGCTTTTCCTTTTCAACGATTTCTGCATTTTTATCGGCATTGAACTTTTTCTCCTGTTCATTGAGATCAGATTTTTGGAGCAGCTGTTTCTTCAAACCCGCCAGTTCCTCTTTCCACCGTTGTTCCTCGATCGCCTTTTGCTTATCAATCCCCTCCTTCAGGTTGTCAATCCGGGCATCGGCCAACGCCTTTTCTGCATTTAAAAGCAAATCCTTGATTTTCTGATCCGCCTTTACCTCATTGGTGGATAAGGTGGCCTTCGCCTCTTCATACTCCTTGCTGCCAGCCTCGTAAATCGTCATTTTTTCACGCAGAAAAGCCGATTCCTGTGCCAGCAGCTGCGCTTCAAACTCATCTTCCGAAGTCCCCGTTTCCAGGTGGTTCCGGTTGATCAGATCGATCTGACGGTCATTAGCGGCCTGCAGCTTTTCAAACTTCTCCTTCAAAACCTTATCCGCTTTTTTCTCCTCCCGGTCCGCAAACTCTGAATAGGATTTGCCCAGGTTATTCAGCACATCGATCTCCTTCTGGATAGCCTCGCAACGCTGGTTGCGGGCTGTAATCTCCGCTTTGGTGGTTCCCGGCATCCTTTTGGCCGCCTCCAGTTCCTGTTCTTTTAAGGTGATCAGCTCCCTGGTCACCGCACCCTCGCCACCGGAAGGTCCTTTATTTCCTGTTGCCAAAGGAGGTACAGTATCTTCCGGCCCCTCATCCGCAATTGCCGTCTGGATACTCTCTGTCAGCGACGTATTGGAAGCGAGCAATTGCTGCCGGTTTTTACCCTCTATTTTGGCCCCTGTATTCCGGAAGCCAAAAGGATCACGCAGAAAGGTAACCGCCTTCCCGGCAATCGTCTGTTCTCCCCCGACACCCGCTTCAAGATCGATCCGCTGGCTCTCCAGCTCCTTGAGCTTCTCAAAATAAGCCAGCGCCCTGGCTTTCTTTTCCAGGCTTTTGATGTACAATTCAATCGCGTCCGATGCTGATTTAGTCTTAATCCCTTCAAGGGTAATATTGCCTAAAAATTCTGGTGACAATTGATTGATCCTGCTCATCGCCAGCAGGCGCACTTCTTTGGTGAGCGCCTCATTCCGGGCAGTCAGGAGCAACTGATCCAGGGCAACTTTTTCACTGACCACATTTTTCGATGCGGTCACGCTTAGTTCATTCATTGTATTTTGCAGCACCCGGGCATCTGATAACCGCCTGTTATACAAATTGATCGCCAAGCCTGCAGCAACAATCGAGGATACGAGTAATGCAAAAGGATTGATCTTCACGATCGAATTGAACACCCGCATCGCAGCCGATGCCCTGGAGATATTGCCCGTTAACAATGCCTGGGCTGCTGACAATAGCATCAGGGAGGACCTTTCCGTATTTTGCCAGAATACCTTTAATTTGGCGATCGTGATTGCAATGATATTTCCAGCATTGTTGCGTTCTGTCCATAGCGCCTGAAGTTTGGCAGCCGTCACATAACTGAAAATGGTAATCGTAACCGATACCAGGATCCGGCCATACTTTTCAAGGAAGTTAATTGTATTGAGAATTCCTTTTAAAAAAGCACCAAAATAGCCCGTTACAACGTGCATCGCAGGACTTAATCTGGCGCCCAGCTCATTGGCAAGGTTGTTGATCCGGTTCCCGGCCTGTGCCATACGGGCGTTGTTATTGGAGGTGTTGATGATCGCCTGTTCAACGGCCACGTTCGTTCCGGTTACCGCCTTTTCATACCGCTTTAACTCCTCCACGTTTTGTATCAGGATCGAGGCGACCGTAATATTCTCGCTCCCAAACAATTTATACAACTCGGTTGCCGTCAGGTTCTTTTTGGCCAGGTTTTCAAGCGCAGCGGCCAGCCCCACAATCTTTGGATTTGTTTCATCTGCCCCTTGCTGCAATGCCAGCAACGTCCCCTTTAGCCCGCGCCCCGCGATCTGCGGTTCCCGGATACGGGGCGCCAGCGTTTCAAGGGTAGCTGTCAGTGTTTCAATCGACAGGTTGGCCATGGAGGCCACCGTACCCGCCTTTTCAAAACCTGTAGTCAAATAAGGAATTTCTCCGGCACCCTCTTTGGAACCGGCACCCAGCGCATTAACAATCCGGCGGCTCTGGTCTGCTGAAACATTGTACTGGTTCAAAACCATCGTTAACGCTTCAATTGCCGGCTGAAGCTCGGTCTTGGAGGCATTGCTTAAAATGATCGCCTCTTCCGTTACCGCGCTCAGCGCATTCTTGTTCTTCAGCAATTCCGGCCTCGCAGAACCCACCTTTGTAAACGCATCCACAATTTCCTGGGCGCTTTGCTTGACAATTACCCCGCCTTCCAGCATCGAGACGCTCAATTCTTTGGCCCTGTCCGAGAGCCACTGAAGACTTTTCCCGGTAAGCCCCGTCAACGCCGAAAGGTTGTCCACCCGCTCCTCGTAATCGTTAAAGACCTTTACAAGCGACTTAAAGCCAAGCACCAGACCAACAATTGCCACGGTAGCGGCCTGTATCATTGAATAATAGCGATTGAACTCATCCCCGATCCTTGCCATGCTCCATGACCTGGAAATACCTGATATCTGCCGGTTATGCTCGGCAATCATCCCCCGAAGCTGCCGGATGCCCTGTGCATGCCGGATGTATTCATCACTGCCAATGGTCATCCTTGCCTGTTCATTGATAAGCCTTGCCATTTCGGCACGGATGGATTTCAGGTCATTGCTGACCTGCGTCCCATTGATATAAAGGTTGATTTGCCGGTTGTAACTTGTAGCCATAAGTATGTTTTCCGGCTAAGCTATAAGAGGGATCTGTTGATGGAAAGGACAGATTTTTGTCCATTTCGGCAGGTGTCAATCGTTAAATAAACTGGTTGAATATTAAAGAGAAAGGAAAATATCATTACATTTGTCCGCCCAATTTTAGGAGGGTAATATTAGACCTTCGAAATCTTATATATAAATTGCAGAATGTCGGTATATATAACAGAAAGTAACCGTAAAAAGAATCTTGGACCAATCGCAGACCTGGAAAAAGGAATTGAAATTCTTGAGCCATTTTTGAAGCTATATGATTTTGATTTTAAGGGCTTCGAAAACTTTCAAGGTGAAGAAAGGAATTTTACGCTTGCGAAATTCAAAAACGAGCGCAGAGAATTCATTCTCGGGTATCGCTTTTCGGTAGGGCAAATCGTTTATCAATTTGACAAATTAAGCCTCGGTCATGACTTTTATCTGGACAAACTCGGATTTGGAAACAAAAAGAAATTTCAGGATGTCCAAACAGAGAATAAGCTTTTAGCATTTCGAAATATCCTTTCCGACTTTGAATATTTGATTGAAGATTTTTTTGAAGGAGAATGCATCCGACTGCAGGCCTATTCAAAACTAAAGGATAATATCATCAAAGAATATGACCAGAAAGCCAGGGAAAGATATAACAGCCAGTTTTATGAATTGAGAATTTTGGAGGCCCGGTCGGAATTCATCAATAAAAACTACAAAAAGAGTATCGAAATCTACACGTCAATAGATTTCAAAAGTTTAATGAACGACCTTGACGGAAAGATCATTGAATTCTGCAAAAATCATTTTTAAATACTGAAAAGCAGCTATTTGCTGAAATGAATATAAAAATAGGGTGGATAAAATAAGAATTATTTCACCTGTAGATTTAACCTGGTACAGAATAGAAATAGAATACACCCTGCAGGAAGCACATATACTAAATTCCGCAACAATTAGTATCAAATATTAAATAGAACCCTGACGATGCCTATTTGATGGATCCACTAATTTCCGATTATTATTTTTATCGTAATTTCAATTTTTCTGTCAATTCGGAATGTCCACGCAATCTTTTTTAATAGAAAATAAAACAAGAAAAGTAGATAAAACAACTCCTTTACATCAACGTCGGTTTCACAAAGAAAAACCATCCCGTCAAATACCATGGTTTCAAAATCGCCAGGAATCCGGAGAACACAAGGATTAGGTCCGTTTTGATTCATTTCTATTTCCTTTTATGATTTATTAACCAAATGTGCGGTTTTTGCAACTCCTGTGGCCTGATAATTGTAGCTAATAAAAGATGTTAGGTTAGTTAGTTTGGTTAGTTTTAGTAAAAGGATGGCGCCGCCCGGTTCTGTCCTTTTCATTTAAATAGATGTTCAGACCTCGCTGAATTGGAAAACTAAAAAGCCATAAAAATTTCAGGATTGTGCAGAAAATATCACCCCCATTTTGAAACCATTTTGAAAATATTCCGAATACATTGGCAGGACAGGTAATTTTTACGATTAGTATTTTGCAAAGGGATGGAGTCTCCAGGCGCCATCCTTTTCAAATATAAAATGGTTATGAATTAAACGAATTGTGGTACGAAAAGAGCTATAAATAATTTCGTGATTTTCTTGAAAATATCACCTAGCTTTCGAAACCATTCTGAAAATATTTCGAATACATAATTTAGGTTAGAAGTTTTAAAATTCGAATTTTGTCAAAGGATGGTGTCGCCTGGCACCATCCTTTTCTGCTCAAAAGAAGTTTGGGATTCAATAGGCCAGGAAAACAAAAATTTCACGCAAAATCGTTTCAATTCAAAAATTAATGTTTAAAAGATGAAACTTCTTTGAAAATATTTCGAATACTTAAATTGTTCATACGGATTTAGATTTAATTGTTTAGTTAGTTAAAAGGATGGAGAATTCGGACTCCATCCTTTTTAAATAAATAGAAGTCTGGACACCAGAAAACCAAGTAATAAGGAAACAAAGTAACCAGGAAATCAAGTTACAAGGAAACCAGGTAACCAGAAAACAAAAAATACACGATAAATCGTTTCATTTCAGAAAATAATGCTTTAAAAAATGAAACTTTTTTAAAAATATTTCGAACAATTAATTGTTAATAATTTGGATTGTTTAGATGTATAAATGACTGTTTCGAAAAGGATGGAATCGCCGGGTTCTGTCCTTTTCTTTTAAGAAAGGCAGACCCATTGTTCTGCCATTGTTACCTGATCATCATCCGGGTAGCATTTACCACCGCATTTGCCCCAATATCTGCCAGTTTATCTGCCAGTTCAGGAAGCGATTGGTCCAGGATCGGATTAAACCATTCCACCGCGACCCGCGGCCGGGGATCGGGTTGCGGTTTTTTTGCGGTTCTTATCACTGTTCCACCCTGCATTTTATATCCGTTTCCCACCCCTTTATGAACAAAAACGCCATGACGTTCAAACTGAATTGAGACCCTGTCAATGACCCCATAATTTTGTTTTGTTTTGGAATTTAAACTGGTCCGAAGCATGCGCTCGGAACGGCCGGGCCGTTGAACCGTTGAATTCTTCCCGTTATTAAACTGCTGAAGGCTTTGCCGGAGGCGGCGCTGAACCATCGAGGACCATTTGGAAACGGCTTCATTCTGCTCCTGAACATCGGTATTCGTTAATGACGTCGCGTTAATGCGGGGTGGAGATAAAGGAGTGATGGACATTGCAATTTTTCATTTTGAAATTAAGCAGGAACACAAACATTTAAATTCCACCTTGTTGGATCGACGGTTGTTGAGAAAGGGGAAGTAATTGTAAACGTGCAACGGATGCCGAAATTCTTATCGTTCTCGTTTGCGATCAAGGCAAATTCAATATTGTTTAAATCAAAGTCACGGACAGCCCTGGCTGCAGCGTTGTACTTATCGGATTTCACCCGGGCAATGATGTCATCGCAAATGGATTCAAGGCGATCCCACAATTCATGCATCGCATCGAAATCGGAAACATCGGAAAGATGGTCCAATAGGATAAAGGCCCCTGTCCGCTCCTTCAGCACGTTGTCGCTTTGTTTGTCAATCAGGGAAAACCGGTAACCCTCCAGAATGAAAGCCGGGTAATTGATCGTTTTCAGACCGGAAAGTACCTCCTCAATTTCAAAGCGGTAAAAATGCTTTTCTGCAGCGCTGTGGCCGATGGAAACGTGCTGTGAAGCGAGCATCCTGAAATACTGAATCACATCGGAAAAGGTTGTCTTCATAAGATGCGAATTAGACGAATTATAGCGAATTTGACGAATTACACGAATTAAAAGGATGAATGAACCCTTGCATTTTCTTTATATTTTACTGTCAGGTAATTAAGCACAACATTCACCGGGAGTCCTGCATATTGATTCCGGTGGATCAGGTCATCTCCTACCAAAGATTCAAAAAGTTTTAGCCATCCGGAATCTTTGGTGCGGCTATCAGGGCGGATACCATCCGCACTGACGGCGGGATCAGGATGATTACCAGTGGAATGAAAGATTAGCGGATACACCTGCTGAAGCCAGGAAACGACCAGGGAATAATTGAAAGCGATTGAAAGGCGGAGATCTTTCGGAAGCTTTTCAACCAGCGACTTTTTGCCGGAAATCGCAGCCTCATTAAATTGTTCATCGCTGAAAAGATAAAGGGATGCAATTAATTTAGTGAGCGTTTCATCGTCTCTATTTGCAAGCCAGGTATTGTAATAAGCATCCGCAAAAATGAACTGACCAAAGGTCATCCCTGCCAGCTTCGGTTTTGGCGAATAAAGTTTTGTACCCATCAAACGGGCAGTAAAAAAGGAGTTGTGCGATTTTGAAGCATTTCCGATAAAATCAAACTGATAGGACAATTTGGCAAGCTGGTAAGGCGAGAGTGCCTTTAACAGGCGCTTTGGAAATGAAGTCAAAACTGAAAGTAGCTGAAAATCAATTTCCCTGCCATTCACGAGCGTGGAAACTGCGATAAACTGTTTTTCAGACAGTTCGCTCCAGGAACCCGGCAAAGTACCTTTTGCCCTGCGTGTAAAAAAGAAAAAAGGAAATTCAATTTCCAAATTTGTCATGTCCAGAAAGTTTTTTTATCCGTATTGTTTCTTTGAAGTGCATTACCTGCGAACCTCGGTGCATCCGGCCAATCTGAAGGATGGGCATATAGAAAGGTGCGGAGTAAAGCGAGGTAGGAATTGCCTAGCTGCCGGTTGCGATCTGAAAGGATGGAGACCCGTTCAGGGTTGGAAGGTTTACTCTCGGTGTCATTTACATGTACCGCGGATACAGCAGTAAAATAAAGGCCGTTGTCCGTAAGGTCAGCGCCGCTTTCCTCCATCAGCATTGCAGATGCAAGGAAAACAAGCGGCTTGCGGATATAAGGAAGTATTTTGTACACCTTTGGATCCGGTTCCGGCCTGGATAATTCCTCTTTAATAAAGGAATAGGTTTCCGGACCCAAGATGGGCAGGATCTCTGTTTCCTCCAATAACTGAAGATGCGGTTTCATCCGCAGGAAGGTAAGACGGCTGTTATTAATGAAATAAATATCATTAAATACGTAAGTAGTTGGAACAAAAGACGTTTTCAATAATGAAAATGCCGGGGAATCTTCAAATTCCTTAAAATCAGCAAGATTTAATTCGAGAAACTGAAGCACCGTATCAAGGCCGTTAAACCCGCTGGTGCGCATGTAATCTTTCAGGTTGTTTTCCTGGTACTTAAACAAACTTTTGACATTGGCTGATTCGGTGCGTTTAAATCCCGAGTCTGTGATAAGGGCGTTGATCACATCGAATCCGATCCAGTATGCAATGTGAATAACGGCTGACCGGACAAAAGATAATAGCCGATTTGTTTTCTGAACCGATTCATCCGTCAGATCGTGAACATCTTCATTGCAGAAGTTCAGCAGCTTTTGATACAAATCATTCCCTATTAAAGGGACCAGGTAATCGCGTTCAGCATTTTGAATGTGAGGGGCCAACGTATCAAATTCTGAAGAGGTGCTCACCGAAATATATTTCCGGATCTCTTCCATCTTTGCATTTTTGTCTTTTGAGAAAAGCATATGATATATGATTAAAATATGAATTAATGGGCAGCCACGTAGGGCAGCCCGTACAACTAGCTAAGGGTTTTTGTGGTGCCTGCTCCCGTATCTAGCGTAGTTAAAATGGTATAGCGGAAACGCCATTCGACATCCTCACCTGCACCGTTGTAACGAATGAAAAGTTCCAGTACGTCCAGCATATCCTGGCGGTCAAGCCAGCAATTGGCAATATTGACCAGGTATGCTTCGCGGATATTTGAACCACCCTGATTTCCGGCATAGGTACCACCCGGCATCCCTGCACCCAGGACATTGGGATTGACCATGATGGAGAACATGATTTCGGAATTGGCCGCCGCGGAGGTGACCAGGTTCTGCTCGTTGCTTAATTTGTTCTCCAGCGGTTTAATGATCCATTGTTCTTCCGCCTTGCCATTTTGGGGATTGATATCAAAAAAGGTGAAGATGGGTTTATCCGCATTGTCGGTACCGCATAAATTGGATTCAATGCTGTCCATATAGGATTCAATGGCCGCTTTACGGAGTTCTGTTGTTGCAAACTGAATCGCCGGAAACTGCTTGTCCCAGAAAGCATAAGGAATCTGGATGTGCCACTTCCAGGTGATCTGGTTTTCGTAGGCCTTCTTCAGGAAAGAGGGAACCTTTTTGGCGATATCAATCCACCCGGCAAGGTAGGCAGCCCACCAGATTGCAGAGCTGTAATACTCACCGCTCCCCCATGAATCACGGATCACAAAGATGAACGATTTACCCGCTGTTTTCTGTGCCCACCGGCGACGCTGAAGGTCTGCAAAAGGATCGTATTCATCCAGCACATCAAATACCTGGAACTGATCATGCCCGGGAGAATCGGGCCATTTACCCGAAACAACACATTTTTGTATCACCCCGTTCTGATCAGCAATACTTAAACGGCAATATTTGGAATTAATCGTATTGATGCCCACCATTTTGCTGCCATCGGCGTTCATAATGACCTGAACGAAGGCGCAGCCGAATTTCAGGTAATCGCGCAATGCCTTAGACATAAAACGGCGTACCAGCCTTGAATTGGCAAAGGTAATCAATGACTTATCCTTTACCCTGGAAAGAACCTCATTGCCCGACTCATCAAAATCTGTAACGGTACAGGCAAAAATACCCTGCCCCAGCGTGAAGTTGCGCGTGAATTTCAATCCCGTATTTAAAACACCCACGCTGCTGATCACCTGGTCTGCCATTGAAGGGAAATCATTGTTATTCCCCCATACCGCTATTTTGATATCCCCAACAATAAGATATTCCTCATCTGGGTATTTGGGCTGTAATACATTCTTTGGTTTCTCGGAAGGGGTACCGGTTGTTGATGCCTGGTAACTCTTACCATATGCAATCAAAGGAACACCAGCGTTGTTAAAGAGAATATCTGCCATAAGAGTTGTTCTATGAGGCGATCACGAAGGATCGCCCTTACATACGTATTTTTTTACCATTCCATTCCAGGATACCGTCGATATGCACAGGGGTAACATGACCGGATGCATTGTTTTCAGCGTCAACGGGAAGTATACCGCGCATACAATTATCACGTATATTAAACCGTAGTCCGGCAGCTACCGCTCGCGGAATGAAAACAAGCTCCCCGTTTTTCTTTACAAACTTGATTGAGAAAGTGACCTGTTTACCATTGGGGGCATCCTTTAACTCGAACTCTTTGAGTGCGAGGTTACGGCTGATAAATTGAATTGGCTCCAT